CTCGCTGTCTATTCATCGCTGCGCTCCCATGCTGCGCGGGCCTTCGCCCGGTATCCCTTGGTCGCCGACTTGCGGTGGCCCTTCGGCCCGCCGTTCCACACTCCGGCCACGGTCTCGATCGACCAGTCGGGAGCGTACCTGCTGACGTACGCGACGAACACCGCCTCCGCGTACTCGCGATCGTGGACATCGAGGTACTCGCGCTTGCCCAGCGCGGGGCTGTAGTCCACGGCATCGACCCACGCACATCGGTGGATCTGAAGCCTGCCCCGCGCCTTGCCACCGTCCCCGACTGCCGCGTCGGGGTTGCGGTGGCCGCCAGTCTCGACGGCCTCGATGGCATCGAGGATCCGGCGCACGTCGGTCCCCGGAGGGGGCGGAACGACGAGCGCAACGGCGACGAGCGCGGCGATCATGCCACACCCCGTGCGCTGTGGAACTCGTAGCGAGGTTCCTGCATCGAGCAGTGCCGCACTGCGCCAAGGTGCGCGTCCAGCAGGTTGCGGACCGCACCGCGCAGGGTGCGATCGCTCGCCATCGCAAGGGTCTCCCACGCCACCCGGCGGGTGGACTGGTTCGGGATGCCCCACCTGTCGAGGTCCATGTGGGTCGTGGGGATCCCCACGATCACGGTCACGCACTGCGGCTCGCACAGGACGCGCACGTTGGCGCGGCGCAGGAGTTGGGTCAGGTACTGGTCGTCGCGGGCGACCACGCGGGCGCGGAGTTCGCGCTTGATCAGGCGGATCGAGTCGGTCATGGGTGTGTCTCCGGGTTAGTTGGTCGGGTGCAGGACATCGCCGTGGTTCGGACCACCGACGAACAGGATCGTCGCGCCCATCAGCCCGATGGTGATGCTGCGCTGCGGCACGGGGTCGCCATCGATGTCGGTCCATGTGGTGCCGCCGTCGGTGGTGAAGCAATCGATCCGGGTCAGGTAGAGGTTGTAGCGATCGTCGCCCCACATCACGGGGTAGTACTTCGCATCGAACACCTTTTGGACGTTCGCCGGAACGGGGTTGCTTCGGAGCATCGAGGCGAGTTGCAGAGCAGTCATGCGTGTCTCTCCATGTTGAGGGTTGAATCAGCCCCACAGCCACTGCTGCTGGGGGTACAAGATCGTGACATCGGACAGCGCATCCGCCGAGTCGGGCAGGTACGGGCGCTGCTTGACTTCCGCCGTCCCGGCCAACACGGCAGCGCCGATGTCGGCCAGCACAGCACGGGTCCGGTCGGTCACCGCGTGGCTGTCTGCCTTGCGGACCTGCACGGTGTACCGGACGCTGGTCTTCGACCCGACGAACCACACGCCGCCAGTGCCACGGATGCGCCAGCGGCGGGTGCCACTGGTGATCTCCGTGGTCACGTTCGGCGAGGTGAACGCAACGAAGTCGCTGCGGGGGATGCGTTGCCCGTCACCGCACAGTGCGGTGAGCGCGGCGATGTATCGATCGCGAAGGGTTGCCATAGGTCTCTCCATGTGTGAGGTGTGAATCCCGGACAGTCCGGGCCACGCCGCCCCCGTAGGGGCGGCTAGGCCAGTGCTGGAAGGTGGTCACTTGGCGCGGTGCAGGGTGAACGTGACGCCATTGGGCGAGAACACGGCCTGTGCAGCCCATGCCGGGCGAGAGATCGACCAGTGGTGGCGTTCGTCGCGGCTGTTGCCCGTCCGGCTGTGGACGACGACGTGCGCCAAGACATCGTGCGACCACGACTCGATCGGCGGGATCGCGGCCAGCGCCTCTTGCCGCGTGGCGAATCGGTTGGCTGCCGCGTTGCCGTTGGCGTAGACCACGGCGGTCAGCCAGTACGGGGTGTGGATCGGCGGCACCGCGTCGCCACGGCGGCGCAGCGTCGGCTCGACGACCTCGCGGACGGCTTCGGCGGTCATCGCGGTGTCGCACTCGCCAGCGGCGAGCCGGAGGGCTTCGGTCAGGACATCGACCAGCGCCGCCTTGGACAGGCGGGCGAGGTAGGCGGCGTCAGCGCCGCGCACGGTTGCGGTCTTCTTCAGGCTCATGATGCGTGTCTCCATGTGAGTTGAATCGAGGCGTCCTGCACGGTGCAGGGCAGGTCGCCCCGGAGGGCGACGAGCCGCGCATCAGGCGGGGCGGACGGCGGGCGTGAAGTCGATGTGGTTGTCATCGATGTCGTCGTCGATGCGGGCGGTGGCACCGTCGGGCATCGTCCAGTTCCACGACTTGCCAACGCGGCGGATGCTGGTCCCCCCAGCGAGGCGGACGAAGGCGAGCGCCTCGCGGTGGCTGCTGAAGGCAGCACTCCACTGGCCATCCATGCCATCCGCCATGCGGCGGTAGCAATCGGCGGGGGTTTCCGGCTTGACGGTGATCATGTTGGGGTTGGTCATGGTGGTCCTCAATCGACGAACAGGGCCGCTAGGGCGAACGGGACGATCGCGAGGGCGATCACGACTTGAAGGGCGAAGGTGGCTTCCATGTGTGGCTCCGTTGTGAGTGTGAATCCTGCACGGTGCAGGCCATGCGCCCCGGTCCGGGGCGGCAGGCTCAAACCGTGGGCTTGAGGGTTGACTTGTCAAAGATCGACCGATCAGCAGGTGATCGATGCACACACAGTACTGCCCGGTACTGCACAGTCAAGGGGGTGGAGGGCAGATTCTGAAGATTTTTTCGCGGGTCTACAGATGATCAGGGAATCGGGGCTGTGGAATGCACCGCAGCATGGGATTGCCCGAACGAACGAAGAGGGGTGGACCAACCCTTGAAGAGGCTGCGGAGATCGAGGGGCGGAAACTCGCCTTCCTCGCCGCGCTGCCCTCGCTGGGTGTCACCGCTGCTGCCCGCGAGGCTGGCGTGGCGGAGTTCACGCCCTGCAAGTGGTACGCAGCCGACGCCAAGTTCAGAGCCGCGTGGGATGCGCTGGAGCCGCTGACCGCGAGGCGGTTGGAGGCCATCGCCGACGCCGTTGTAAACGGCGAGCGAGAGTTGAACAGCAGCGCCGCGCAGATCCTGATGTTCCGGCTGAAGGGGTTGCGCCCGTCGGTCTACCGCGAGCGGTCCAGCGTGGAACACACCGGGGCCAACGGCGGGCCGATCGCGATCGAGAACGGCGAGGCCAGCCGGGGCGCGATGATGCTCGCCGAATGGAGCGCCGCCATGCTGCCCGCCCCGCTGCCCGCCATCGAGGCCAAGCCGGAGGGCGACGAGTGAGCGAGGCAGTGGCCTTCGCCGTTGCGCTCGCCGTCGTGTGGGCGCTGGCCGCAGGGCAGCGGCGTGACTGATCCGCTCGCCATCGTTCAGTTCCGGCAGCGCATTCTGAAAGCGACGGCGGAAGAGCGACCCCACCTGCGGGCCGCATTCGCCAGCGACTTCGCCGCGTGGTGTGACGCCACCGCGTGGACCTTCCGCGTCAAGGAGGTCGGCAACGATGGGCGCGAGCGCCCGGTGCGCCAGCCACACGTCCCGTTCATGCTGTGGCCCTGCCAGCGCCGCGCAGCCCGCGAGGTGATCGAGGGCATCGAGGCTGGCCGCGACGTGGTCATCCGCAAGAGCCGCGACATGGGCGCATCGTGGCTGGTCTCCGCCATCGCCGTGTGGGGCTGGATGTTCAAGGGCTGGCAGTCCCTGCTGGTCAGCCGCGTCGAGGACCTCGTCGATCGCAGCGGCGACCCCGACTCGCTGTTCTGGAAACTCGACTACCTGCTGGAGTCGCAACCGACGTGGCTGCTGCCCTGCGCACCGGACGCGCTCGCCAAGGGCGGGCAGTTCCGCCAGCACATGGTGCTGCGCCACCCGACCAGCGGGGCCACGATCACCGGCCAAGCCAGCACCGAACACATCGGGCGCGGTGGTCGCCGCACGTTCGTCCTCTTCGACGAGTTCGCGGCCCTCGACAACGCCGCCGCAGCGTGGCGCTCCGCAGCCGACTGCACGTCCTGCCGCGTCGCCAACAGCACGCCCATCGGCGCGGGCAGCGAGTACTCGCGGCTGGTCAGCACGGCACGCACGCGGGGCGAGCCACGGCTGGTCGAGTTGATGTACCACGACCACCCGGAGAAGGGGGCCGGGTCGCAGCACCGCATCGACGACGACGGGTCCGTCACCGGGTTCGCCGGGTCGCCGTTCGTGTGGACTCCGTGGCTGGCGGAGCAGGTGCGCCGCCGTGACCGGGTTGACCTCGCGCAGAACGTCTTCGCGGAGAGCGTCGGCAGCGGGGCTGCGTTCTTCCCGTCGCACATCGTGACCGCGCACCGCGACCAGCACGGGGCGGAGCCGCGACGGTGCGAGGTCCGCCGCGATCGGCTGGTGCCGGAGCCGCAGGGGCGGTGGCGGGTGTGGGGGGAGCCGTCGCGCACGGCGGAGTACGTCGCCTTCATCGACCCGTCGCACGGCACGGGCAGCGCCAACAGCGCCGTCTGCGTCATGGACGCGCTGGCCCGCCGGGTGGTGGCGGAGTTCGTGGACCCCAACATCGCGACGTACGACCTCGCGCTGGAGGTGGCGAACGCCATGCGCCGGGTGTGGCGAGGCAAGCGGGCCACGCTGGTGGGGTGGGAGACCAACGGCCCGGGAGCGGCGTTGCAGCACGACTTCGACCGGGCGCAGTACCCCGCTATCTACCGCCAGCGGCAGACCGG